CATCTCCCGCGATAACATATAATTCATTAGGAACAATTGGTTCTAAAAATTGTTTTAATCATCATCAAAAATTAGTATTAACAGAACCTACAACAATTACAATGAGATTATATTATTCAAATATGAGTGCTGAGGATTTTGCGGTATATTATGGACTTGTTGCGAACGTTCCAGAAGAATATACTGCCCATTTTACTTTAGAAGGAATATAAAAAAAATATTAAATAAAAATTCTAATTATAATTATATATAAAAAATGTCTAATTATGCTTTGATTAATTCACCAAATTCACCATTTGAATATTATATGGAAAATGAAAATTCCCCTATATTAATTCCTTCTAATACAACAGGTGCTTTAATACCAGTAATTGCTATTCAGACATCTACTGGTACTACCAAAACGCTCACAATACCCGCTGGAACATATAATATTCAAATGATAGCAACTTTAGGAAGTGCTATTGCTGACACATCAATATATTGTGCCCAACTAGCATTATTTAATAATACTACTGGAGTATTAATTGCTACTTCTCAATCCTGCCCATATATTGGAGGTGATGACCCTACAAATTCATTTACACATATTAATACTACACAACGTATTGTATTAACTTCTGATACAATTGTTAAGGTTGTTTTATTATTTACATATGCAAGTCAGAATTTTAATATTATAACTAATACTAATTATGATGGATATAATCAAAATGCAAGACTTATTGTTAATTCAACTTTTTAAATAAATTATTTAGATTATATTGATAAAAATATAATCTAAATTCAGATTATCCTAAATAATAATCTAGAAATAGGTTATCACTAAGGATAATTTATAAATTATCATGATATATAATGTAAATATAATCTAAATCTAGATTATTATATAGTGATAATCCAGTTTTAGATTAAAATGTCGCCTAAGTCCCTTAAAAGTAATATAATATTCTAACTTACCAGACAAAATAAGTATTATAATAAAATATATTCTAATATAATATGTCTATACCAATTGATATTAAATTATATAATCAAGTAAAAATAGAAGCGGATGAAAAGTTTAAAAAAAACAGTGCGTATAAAAGTATGTGGTTAGTGTCTGAGTATAAGAGGAGAGGCGGGGAATATTTAGGGAAAAAAACAGATGAAGGGCTCACACGATGGATACTTGAAAAATGGCAAGATGTGGGAAATAAACAATATCCAGTTTTCCGTCCTACCAAGAGAATATCAAAATCCACCCCTTTGACAGTTGATGAAATAGATAAAACAAATCTAAAGAAACAAATAAAATTAAAACAGAAGATTAAAGGTAATAAGAATTTACCGCCATTCAAACCAAAAATCTAGATTTAATAATACTTTAAAAATAATATTATTAAATTTATCTATTATAATTATATATGACTACAGCACAAAAACGTTTTTTACCAGATAAGGTTTATTATGATATGATTATTAGTAATTTAAATAATACTAATTCTAAACCCCCATATGCTTATTATAATGAAAATAGAAGTTCCCCAATTGTTTATGACCCTTATAAATATGATTTAATTGTTGCTAGATGGCAATTAGATACTAATTATTTACCAATATTTATTCCATTAATTCAGACATCATCATCAGACCCTAATTTAACAATATATAGTATTACATTAGAATATAATGGCGTATCAGGTGCTCCTGCATATGTTAGTTTCTCACCTCAAAATTTAGTGGCTTCTGTTCCTAATGCTCCATTATATAATTCTAATCAACTACAAGATAATAGTCAAGGTTATTATGATATATACACTTATCAATATTGGATATATTTAATTAATTTATGTTTTCAACAAGCATATGATAATTTAGATGATGTGGCGGTTCTTCCAAGTGCTTATGCTCCTGTAATGACTTGGGATACACAAAATAATATCGCAATTATTAACGCTGATATTTTAGGTTATGATTCTACAGGTATTAAGATTTATTTTAATCAAGCCTTATCACAATTATTCAGTTCTTTCCCTTTCACTATTAATTCTTTTAATGATGTTTATAATCGTAATTTTCAATTACAAATAAATTCATTTAGTGTAGCAAATCAAGCGGATTATCCATCTTTTGGAACTGTTCAATTTACCGCATATCAATTATTTCAAGAATATTCAACTATTAGTGCGTGGAATCCTGTATTATCTATTGTGTTAGTTTCTAATACTTTACCTATTATTCCAAATAATGAGGGTGTGCCATCATTAATTATTAATGGTGTATATCAACAACAAAGTGGTAATAATAATATTCAATCACAAGTAATTACGGATTTCGTGGCTGATGGAATTTATAAACCAATTATTACATATATTCCAAGTGCTGAATATAGACGCATTACACTAGTTGGAGATAAACCAATATCAAATATTGATATAACAGTTATGTATAAAGATAGATTAGGTCGTTTAAATCCAGTATTACTTCCCGCTGGTTGTTCTATTTCTATTAAGTTTCTTTTTGAGAAGAAAGAAATTTATAAAGATAAATAATTAAATATTTAGTTTAAAATATTAAAAAAAATATTATTAATTAAATCTAATTAATAATATATATATAATGTCGGACTTAAAAACTGTTTTAATTAATGATTCAAGAATTGAAGATATTTCAGGTGATATTTCATTCGCCGTCCAAGGTGGTCCTCAACAATCCACATTTCAACCACAAAGTGCGAACACATCATCTAATACATCCCATTCGTGGCAAATTAATGTTCCAAGTGAAAATATTGTAGTTGATAGACGGTTGCTAATTGATACTGATGTTCAATTTACAATTACTATTAAGGGTGTTCCTATTGGTGAAGTTGCTTTTAATTGGGGTTCTACTGATGGGTTTGGACCTTATCCATTAAATAGTTGTTATCTTACTCAAAATGTATTAATTAATAACTGTGGGCTTTCTGTAAATACTCAAGATGTTATCGCACCTTTACTTCGTATGAATGACCAAAAAATACATACTTATTATGATGGATGGACACCGTCAATGGTTGATGATACTTATTACAATTATTCTGATGCTATTGGTGCTATTAATAATCCTTTAGGAACTATTACTAATAATAGTATGGATAATAAAATAAAACCTCGTGGTTGCCATACTATAACATCAATGTCTGTTGTTCATACTATAAATGCTGGCGGAACTGATACTTCTATGATTTCTACTAGTGAATTAGATACTTGGGTTATTACTTTAACTACTCATCTTACTGAACCTTTACTTTTCCTATCTCCTTTTATTTCTAATCCTTGTGTTTCAAATGAAGCGGGATTTTTAGGTATTAATAATTTTTCATTCAATTTTACTGTTGATTCTAATTTACGCCGTGTATTTAGAAGTTCAAGTGTTTGGGCTCAAACTCCCGCAAATTATGTAGTCGCACTTGCTACTAATTTTAATAGTGGTGGAAGTGGTTTCAGTAATTTAAGAATGCTTATGAATTATCTTAGTGTTCAACCTTCTCAATATGCTAAAATATCCGCTCGTAATGTTTTACCACTTTTACAATATGATAGATATATTGCAAACTCAAGTAATACTACATCTACTTTTACCGCTGGAACATCATTACCTTTTACTTCATCTAATATTGCATTGAATCAAATTCCAGATACTATTCTAATTTTTGCACGTATTCCCGTATCTTCTCAAAGGGCATCAAATAGTGATTCATTTTTTAAAATTAACTCTGTTTCTATTAACTTTAATAACGTTGCAGGTATTCTTAGCAGTGCTTCACCATATGAATTATGGGTTCTATCTCAAAAATCAGGTTCATCTCAGTCTTGGTCTGAATTTAGTGGTCAAATTAATATATCTAGTATTACAGGTTTATCTTCAACTATTCCAACAACTGGTTCTATTCTCGCTCTCCAACCAGCCTACTCATTCAATTTACCTGAATATCTTAGTAGTTCCAGTTTAGGAAGTTATAATCTCCAATTTACTGTAAATATAACAAATCAAAGTTCAGATGATGCAACCGTTGAAATTGTTGTAATTACTATTACTTCAGGATACATCACAACACATCAAGGAACAACTCAATCTTTTACAGGTGTATTGAATAAAGAGATGGTTATGACGGCAAAAGATGGTTCATCCGTTCCTAGACTTTCACAATCTGATTATGAACGCCTTGTTGGTGGTGTAAGAGATAACAGGGGTGTAATGAATATGATGAAACATTTTAAAAATAGAAAGACTACTTCTGGTGGTGTAATGTCTGGTGGTGTAATGTCTGGTGGTGCTGATTCTGTAGGTGGTCGCCTTGGTAAATATATTCGTTAATTTGTGTCGCCTAAGTCCCATAAAAGATAAAAATAAAGTCAGACTTACCCGACAAAATAAAATAAAATAGTCAATTTGAAATAAATTTCAAATTAATAAAAAAACCTTTAGTTTTTTTGTCTAGTTTTTTTATTTAATAAGTAAAAAAACTATATAAAAGAATATTATCTAAGTATATATAATGGAACAAATTAATGTTGAAACAGCAATTAACCAATATAAAAAACATTTAGAAGCGGTTAAACGTTATCAAAAAGAAAACCCTGATAAGATGAGTATTAAGGCTAAAAGATATTATGAAAATAAAAAG